ACATACAGTTGTAAACTCATCCGGAGCGGGCAAATAAACGCCGTCAATCGTTGGATTAATCGCGTTAACTATGTTTTCAATCGCCTGTGAAATATCGTTTATCATAACCAGTATGCCGTTGATTTTGCAATCCCTCGAAACTTATTGTAATTTCCGATTCCAACGTATGTTAACTCGATCGTTGCATCGTCATTTCCACCCGGAATAGTGAATGTATCGCCAATTTTATAATTTTTTCCAGGATCAACTATTGTAATTTCGTCAATTACGCCTGCTAAATCAACCGTGAAATCAATTATTAAACCGGTTCCAAACCCACCACTCAAAGAAACGTTATTTGTAGCTACGTAATTAGAACCCCCCGAAGTGATTCCGATTGTTACGGCTTGACCTATTGGGGGGTTTTTGTATCTAATATAACTTTGAATTGAACGATACGATCGAATCGCTTCATTATAACGCGTGTAAATCATGGAAAAACCTGTATTTGCAACTTCTGAGTTTTCACTCAAAGGTTTAACGTTTCCGTATGGCGTCATTTGGTTGACTAAGTCTTTGGAATATTCGAAATAAATAAATCCTTTAAGCATCTGTAAAATACCTTCTGAATCCAATTGATTTGTACTAACTCCAAAACCGTAGGTTGTGTAAAAGTTATATCCTAAATCTTCACTGAATGCATTGAATATTTTTAGGAAATTTGGACTTTGCGGAACGTTATTCAATAGGTCACTTTCGAATTGATTATATAAATCGACTCCAAACAACTGTTTTAAATAACGCGGTTCGTAAATATCAATATAATTTTGCAATTTATTAATATCGTACATTCCTGTATGCAAAGCGTATTTTCCGTTAAAATCCTGAATGCTTAAAATCATTTTTTTTATTTTAGATTTCCGTAACCTTTTGCGATAAAATCAGCCGCTAATTTGCCGCTAATTTTCCACTCTGATCCTTTTGGTAACGTGCGAAAATTTCCATTTCCAATAAATTCGTATGTTAAATTAGGATCCAATTCAACCGGTTTGATTACCGTTTCTTTTGTTTCCAAATCTACATTTAGAACCTTTTTTTTACGTGGTTTCTTTTCCATATTGAACTAAATTATTAAACTTCTAACGCTGCGATTGCTGTTGCTAAATCAGCCTCAACAAATGCGTAATAGTCGTTATTTCGGATATATTGAACCAAACGAGCTTCTGCAATTATAGTAACCATGTTTCTCGTGAAATCGTCGTTTTCATAACCAACTGTTAAATTTACAGCCTCGCGAACTTTTACGATTAATTTTGAGAAATCACCTACTAAAATTGTACCTGCTGCAATGTTATTTGAAGCTACAACGATTAAACCAGCTACATTTTCAGCACCTGTAAAGAACATCGGATAAGTATATTCTCCTGTTGACGTTTTAGTCAATTCGAATTTCGCTTTGTCTTCCGGATTCATTACAACGTGAGTTGGTTGGAAGTTAGCCGCTTGAATTTGAGCTTTTGAAACTTGAATAACGTCGATTATATTCGCTCCAATAATAGTACCAGCAAAAGTACCTGCCGAAAATCCTGGTACGTTACCGATTAAACCGTTCAAATCAGTACCACCAGCTCCGTTGATCATTGAATAATCAATAGCTTGTTCGATTTGTTCCATTAAAACCGTGTTGATTTCTGAACGAACGAACGCCAAATCTTCCAACATTTCTTTTGAAACTTTTACGAATCCGGCAACTTTTTTTACCTCGCTTGAAATTTCTTCCCATTTGATTTCGCCATCTTGTTTCAATTCAGCTTCCGCTGTCCATGCGCTTGAAGCTTGTTGCGTTTGTTGGATATAAACAACGTATTTTGAAGCTGTCGTACCTACGTTAGCGATTTCCATCATTCGACGCGTTGGTCTTTTGATTCTATCGATTTCAGGATCTAAAGTCGTTAATGCGTAAGTTCCTGAATAATCGTCGTCGATTGTCATTTCCGCAGCCGCTTTTACTTCTAACGTGAAGTTTTGACCTTTTGCAACTGAATCCTTAATCGTTTTGATATTGTCCGTGTATGCTTTTGACAATTTACCCGCTAATCCTTTTGGATTTTTTGCTGTTGGTTCGCTGTGAATTGTTTCACTTTTTGCCTCGATGCGTCCCTCTAATTTTGCTATCGATTTCATTAGCTCGTCGCTTTTTAGCTCCAAAGATTTAATACCTTCGATTTCAGATTTCATTGAATCTAAATCCGCTTGCGTCAATAAATTTTGCATTTTTTCAGCTACCATTTTGTTGATTTGTTCGACTGCCATTTCAGGAGTCATTGCTGCCGTTTCCGGTGTTGAATTTTCCATTTTTTTTTAGAATTTTAAATTATTTACTACGTTACTCCAATTAAACGGCTCATTTAACGGCTCGCTTTTAACAGATTGAATCGTAATCGGATCCGCGCTGGCAAGTGTTATTAATTCACTGTTTAAATATTTTGTTTTCATTTCTATTTCATGCAGCCTTTCGTCGGTTCCTTTACCGTTTACGAGCGCTTTAATACAAATGTTTAATTCGTTTTTTATTCGTTCTATTCTCGCGTGTTTTTGTTCGCCTTTAATCACTCCAACAACATTTGTTAATTCATTCGCTCCAAAAGTTACTGCGCTACCTTCATATAATTTGACCTCGTTTACTGAAAAATAACCTCCTTCAGCAAGTGTTGAATCCGGAATCCATTTTGTTTTATCCGCTATGTATTGAAATCCAATTGAATGTTCGCGAATAATTCCATCCTCGTAGTCTCTAAACGCGTCTTCGCCCTGCGTTGAAGTACCTAACTCACCGATAGCAAATAAACCGTTATCGTCCTCGTTTAATTCCAGGAATTTTCCGATTTGCCATTCCCAATTGTGATGCCGTAAAAAAGCTATTTTTCTGTTTCCGGTGCTTAGTGGGCCACGTTCCTGAATTGATTTTGTAAACGCGCCCTTTTGGATCATGTCGTTATCGGAATCGATATTATCAAACTTTGCTAAATAAACCGCTACTTTTCGACCAACGGAATCAATGTCACGAATTTCCGCTGCTGCTTTTATATTATAAAGGTTATTTCTCATTTTTTATACTATTTCTTTTGTTTTACCGGTGTTTAAATGTCATTTTTTAACCATTTACGGGCGTTATAACCTCTTTTGGTTGTGTAATTAAACTATTTGCAACCGTTGAATCGTAACCGTAGTATGAAATTAGCGTATTAACTGCGGTTTGTCGATCCATTTCACCGATTCCAACGGATCTATTTAAAGCGATTATTCCGTCCAAGCCTCCGACTGTTCCTTTTAGATTTGTTTGAGCCTGGGCAAGTGCGGCCTGTTGACTTTGAGTTCTGTCAATCGGTTGAACTTCAATATCAAATTGTGCCGCGTATTGTTCCGGTGTAACGATTCCGTCTTTTAATAGAATTGAATAGCTATCAACTTCGATTTTTTGCGCCTGTGATTTCTGCATTTCATCCTCTTGTAAAACGGGTATGTGATCAAAGCAGGCTTCGAGGTAATAACCTTGTTGACTTAGTCCAAATTGGTGCATTATCGAATCGTACATCGCCTGCGTTTCCGGAATTATTGTATCCTGGTAAACCATTTTTAAACTATCGCGAACGTTTGAAAACGTGGATCCTTTATCGCTTGAAAAAAGATTGTAATTCATTCCGTAAGTATCAATAATTGCGATTACATCTGCGGTAAGTTCTTCAAACAAAAGCAAATCACGTGTCGGGTAACTCATCGGATTCCATTGCAAATTGGATTCCGTTATCATTATTTCGTCTTTTTGACGTCGATACCAATCACGTTGAATTCTTTCACGCTCTTCCGGTGTCATTGGAATCGCTCCACCCATATCGGAATTTTGAGCGGATAAAATACCAATCGCGCCTAAATTTTCAAGTAACACATTTCTTTTATTGTACTGCGCTTGAATATTTGACAAAGGAAATCGAAGCGAGTCAATTCGTGAAATCGGTTTAACGATATTCATTCCGTCCGCTGTGGTTAAATAAATTGCTTCCTCCCAGGTAATTAACTCGGTTTCTCCATCGTCGTAAGTGAATCGAAAAGAATCGATTAAATTCTCTTTGTCCATTTGCTTTAATTTCCGGCCGCTTAAATTAATTCGAATTTTGTTATTTGGTAATACAACCATTAAATTTCGAATGTCAAAGGATCGTTTTGGAGCGTATGCAACTACATTTGAATATAAAGCATCCTGAACACTCATCGAATAAACAATGTCACTCCAACTTTGAACGGCGTTAGGCTGCGTAATTAGATCATTTAACCAGTGATTTTCCACCAAATCACCGTTTTTATCGTATAGTTTGGGTTCGTTTGAACTCATCATGGAAGCGCGTTTATTAATTACCATGCGTAATTCCGGAATATCAACGAACAAGCGCCAGGCATCGCCCGTATCTAACCAAACCGCTTCCTTTTTTCCCCAAACTTGAGACGTAGGGGGTAATAAATTACGAACGATATTTGAATATCGATCGCGACTGAACAAATTATCTGTAAAGGCTGTAATAAAATCGAACGCCATTAAATAGTTTTTGACAAAATTAATCGAAAATAATTACTAAATCGCTTGTACGTTAATTTTTTTTTATATAAGGTGTTTGAACATCGACTGCGCGAATATCGATAAACCGGCCAAGCAATCCGGAGCATCGTCGTTTTTGTTTTTTCCCTCCTTTGAATAATTCATTACGTTATCGATAAATAATTCGCTTTCCGGTGTCCCAGGACGAACGAAATTTATCCTTTGTTGAATAAAAACGCTATTCATTAGTATCCTGGTTTGCTTATTTGTGGTGTTATGTACTTGTAAAATCTTTGATTTTGTATCTTTTTGAAGCATCCGCGAAAACATTGCACCCATCGAGTTGGATTCAACCCTACAATATGAGACTTTCCATTCGTTTAATTTTGCAGCGATCAACGGCAACGTAATATCGGTATTCGATTTATTGAACACGTAATCGACTAAATAGAAATCTTTGTTTATAACGGCTAAAATCGCACACGCTGTATAGTCTGCTCCCTGGTCCGCAACGTCAACATATCCGATACAACCCTCGATTTTATTCTTTATGCTGTTTAAATCGGTTGTAGATATGAATTTCAAGTCACTGAACAATCGACCCTTAATGTCAACCGGTTCCTGCATGTATTCCGCAGCCCAAATTGAAGGATCCGTGCGCTTTTTTTTGGTCAAATACTCTTCCGTAGTCATTACGTCGTTGCAAAATGACTCGTTATTTTCATTCAGGGCCGCAACTATAATCGATTTATCGTAAATCTTTTGTTGAATATTCCTTCCGATTACGTCGTTTATACTCCAACGCGTTCCAATATCTATTCGGGCGCATCCACTTTCGAAACGTGAATCGTGTGTGGCCTCCTTCCATTGAATTATTCGATCGTTTACGGTGTCGCTCAAAGCATCTTCCAGGTTTCTGTAAAGGTCATCCGTAACACCAATTTTTGTCGCTCCAAATCCAATAATCGTTCCTCCAACGCCGGCTCCAAAGTAACCAACTTGTCTGCTTTGGTTCGTGTTCCACCCTTGTAAATTTGCTTTGTCATCGCTTAATTGAATACCTGAAAAAACAGCGCGAAATTTATCCGATTTCACTATTGAACGAACATCGTAACTGAACTTCAAATAAAGTGTTGCCGTACACGTATTTCGCATTACAGATTCAGTTGGATTTCTACCAATCACCCAGGCACAAAAAAGTGAGGTTATGTAACTTTTACCAGCTCGTGGTGGCATTGAAACGCTCAAAGAATTGATTTTTTTTTCTTCGATTTCCTGGAATCCAATTGCAACCTCGCGTAAAAATTCCCTTTTGGAAAAGAATTCTTGATCGTAAAATAGGCAAAACGCCCAAAATTCACGCCTGCAAAGTTCGTAAACTAATACCTGTTTAATTGCTTTTTCGCGATCATTCACTTTTCAACATTTGCTTTATTTCTTCTGTTGTTAAATCGCTCAAATCAATTTCCGTATTTTTTTGCTCCACGTAGGATTGATTTAAACGCCTGTGATCGTTTTCGTCTGCTACAATTTTAAAGGCAGCTATTTGAAGTGTGGCGTTATCGCTTTGAATCCACTTTTGAAGTAAATAATTTGTAGCTTTTGACCTATTTTGTTCGAACGCTGCTTTTATTGTGTCTAATTTATCTAATTTGTGGTTGTAAGCGGTTGCCCTTGAGAAACTTAAAGCAGGCCAGTCGATATGACTCCAACGCATCCACTTATGTTTAACAATTGCATTTATTAATTCTTGTTCAGATTTGCCGTTTTCCATTATTTCGTAATTAAATTTAGGAATTCGGAACGTGCTTTTTGATCCTCTTTGAACGCTCCTAATAATTTACTTGTTGAAGTCCATGTATCATGTTTTTTTACTCCCCTCATGCACATACAAAGGTGCTGGGCCTTTAAGTGAACCGCTACTCCCTTTGGACTTAATTCAGCTTGTAAACGTTCCGCAATTTGGGTTGTTATTCGTTCCTGGTTTTGGAAGCGATTAGCGTATAAATCGACCGTTCGTGCTAATTTGCTCAAACCTATAATTTTTTCATTTGGAATGTATGCGACGTCAGCCGTCCCAAAAAAGGGCGCTGTGTGGTGTTCGCATATTGAATAAAATGGAATATTCGTTTGGATTATCATTTCGTCCGTACCTTCGGAATCAAATGTCGTGAAATTGAATTCTTTTGGTTCTAAAAATTCGCGCATAAACTTGATATAACGCTTTGGAGTATCTTTTAAGCCTTCTCGATCGATATTCTCACCTAAATGCTTTAAAATCTCTTTAAAATGCCATTCAGGGCTGTTTACAGGATATTCCATAGTTTGTGGTTCTGAATTGATAATTTCCATTTTGGGTTTTTAATGCATAAATCAATGCAATGTTTTAGGTTTTCGCTGTTTATTGTAAATCCATCTGAATGTGGACTGACCCAATAGTGGTCCGCTTTTATTCCTGGTTCCGGAATTGATTGTCCCGAGTGTCGTACGTATCGAAGTTCGCTCACTCCATTTGGGAAATTCTTTTTTATTACGTGTTCTGCGACCTTTGGGGATACACAAATAAAATCCAATCCATTTGGAGCCGGGTGTAATCCGCTTGTTTCAATAGCTTGAAAAAATCCTTTGGAAACAAACTCCATTATTATTTCGTGCGTTAACTGATCCAAAGGTTCACCCCCGGTCCAGGTAATTTCTTTACAATTAGGAGCGTTTTGAACTATCCAATTTTCAATTTCCTGGATTGACATTTCCTTTCCACTTTCGAATTCGGTGTCGCATTTTATTCCGGCCGAAAAACAAGCGTTTTTTGCTTTACAACCTTGTAATCGAATAAAAATTGTTGGCGTTCCGATTCGAGCTCCTTCCCCTTGTAAGGAGTAAAAAATTTCACTAACTTTTAATTTCATAAATTACGTTTGAAGATTCTGTTTCCGCTAATTGTATTTGTGTTATTGGTAAACCTGTTTCGTTTTGTATGCGTGTAAATAACCAAATTGCCATGTTTTCTGCCGAGGTTTCGAAAGGTAGCTTTTTAATTGGTTCGTTTGCCAATTCTAAAACAGACACCAGGGAGTCGTTTTCGTGTAATAAAAACCAGTGACAATACTCTTTTATAATTGGTTCAACTAATTTATCAATATCGGAAAATAAAAAGGTAATTCCGCCCTCGTTAATTTGATCAAATTTGAACTTACATTTTACTTTGTAGGTATGGCCATGAATCCGGCCGCATTTCTCACCACCTGCTTTATTTCGATGCGCTGCGTAAAAGTGATATTTTTTTTCTATTTCCATTTTTTCTGAATTTGTAATTTTTTGAATAAAATCCAATACCAAAACAAACCGCCTGTAATTTTCAATAAAAATTGACTGATTGTAATTTCAAAATTAACAAAATTAAACGCTACTAATTGAAACAAAATTGAATCGATTAAAATTCCAACTGAATCGGATCCGTTTACCTTTATGAAATAACTCTTTTTAATTGCTAATTGATAAAATAATCCGGCCACAATTTGAGCGCATGAAAAACCAACTATCGAAGCGATTGCAATTTTATGTGTTTCGTAATTAATCAAGTAACTCAAAATTCCAGCCGCAAAAACTAAAATTGTCATTTTTGCGATTAGTTCAAATCCTTTCCAGGTTTCATGAAAAATGCACCGCATTACAAAATCGAAGGGAATGAGAAATAAAGCGGTAAAAATCAAACCAACTGATCCAAACCAAAGGACAATAAAATTTGATAAAACAAAGGCTGCTAAATAAATACTAATTTTGATCACCGGCATATATTGAATATTGTTTTAAAAAGTAGTCCAATTGCATTAAATCGCAACTGTGATAATTAAGTAATGAAGGAGTATTTTTTACTTTCGATTCTAAAATTAATCTTTGAGTTGTCTCGTAATATTTTTCCGAAATTTTATCAATATTCAATGTTGATTTTTTGAACGATTTTGTCACATTTCCATCGTTGAATTTAAACCAACCAAATTTATTGAAACTTACCCAACTCGTTGAATCTGCCGACGAACAAAAATTCAACTCTTTAATCATTTTATTTTCAGTGCATCCGAGCAAATGAATATCAATGGAAGGTTTTTTGTTTTTAATATAGTGCGCAATTTTATGCGTGTAATTTTTTTGACCTAACACTCGAAGTTCCGGAACGGATATTGCAATATAATTTGAAAACTCGATTAAACGATCCAATCCTTTTTGCCCATCCTCTTTGTGAAAAACGTTTATTTGTCTGTTATTTGGTAAATCGTTCCGCATTTTTTCCCTAAACTCCCAGGCTTTTTCAACTCCCAATACTTTTTGGCAATCGACCTCCACGACAGTTCCTTTGTAATTTCCTTCGGAAGTGACTTGAACCAAATTTTCATACCATTTCGTAATAAAATCTAAATCTTTTTTCCCTTTGTAGCTTCCAAACATTAATGAAAATAATCCTGAATCCTGAATGCAGTGCTTTGAATTATTATAATTAAAATTTGCAATTTCCGAATAACTTACACCTTTTGTTTGATAACCGTGTTTTATTCCAAAACTTTCGCATAAAAACGGAAATATAGTGAACAGTGAATAATTGGAATTCACTCCTTTTAAAATTAGACTTGCCCGGATTAAACATTCAGCACCAGCAAAATGGACTTTTAAATTACTTTGATTCTCTACGATCATAAATCAACGCGTGCGCCCCCTGTATTTTCTTCCCAAACTTCACACCAAATCATTCCATCCTCAACGCTATATTCTAAAATTTCTTTTGCTATCATTTCACAGCTCATTTCGTCAAATTGGCATGGACTTCCAAAGGATTCGTTTAAATATTCACGAATAAAATCGCGCTCCATGAAAATTTCCTTTTCGCGATCCAAATCAGTTACAGAATAACCGGCTTTTATTTTAAAAGTGTGCCTGTGATTATTGGATAAAAATTTTACCTCTTCAGGAGCGTTTAAATAACGGTGAAATCCATCTACTTCAAATTGAATAATTACGGTTGCTTTCATTATACTTTTTTTTTATACAAAATTACTACTTTTTTAATAAATCAAACACAATTTGTTCCTTTGATCCTGAAAATTTTCCAAATAATTCGATTACTTCTGCGTAATCCTCTTCCGTATATTCTAAAATAATTTTGTTTTTTTGTTCTTTTGGCTCGTTATTTTCTTCAAAAAAATCGTCCAAATCAATTTCATCGTTTGAGTAGTATGGAACTTCCAGGCCCCAGTCAGATAACTTTTCGGCGTCCCACTCATTTCCAAGTTGATCCCAATCCCATTCGCCAAAACCGACGTTATCTTTGATCAAAAATTCTGCTTTTTGTTCTTCTGTCCACTCGTCCGCGATTATAATCGGTATTTCGGTGTATTTTAGCTCGTTTAATGCTTTTAATCTCATATTACCACCCAATACACAATATTTACCGTCAACGTCCGTAAAAACGATTAGGGGACGTTTATTTAGCATGTCCGGAAACTCCTGAATTGATTTCACTAACTTTTGAAATTTGCCGTCACGAATTACGCGCGGGTTTTTTGGGTTCGGTTTTACTTCCGAAATTTTAACTTTGATCATTTTTAAAATATTAATTCATATAAACCATAAATTGAAAGTGCCACAA